CTCGGCCCTCTCGTCAAAGTCGAAATCCTTTCCGAATAACACCATGATCACCCACCTCATCGCCCTCCTCGTCGGCTTCGTCGCCGGTGCCCTCGTCTTCCGCAAGCACGCCGCTAAAGCCTCCGAACTAGAAGCCAAGGGCAAGTCCATCCTCGACGCCCTCAAGGGCAAGTAAGGCCGTGCGCTTGCTCCTAGTCATCGCCCTCGTGGCCCTGGCTGGGTGCAAGTCTAAGCCCGCCGACGCTCCCCTGCCTGTCCAGCCTCCGGCCCCGACCAAGCCTGACGCCGTCCAGACCCTAGGCAAAGACCTCGACAAGACGGATCACCGCGTAGGCGCTGCCCTCGTGGCCATCGAGAAGAACGCCGACAAGCCGAAGGTGGTCGTCGCGGAGTCTCGACTCGCTCAGTCCTATCTGCCCCCGCCCCCCGAGGGGGACGTGGCCTTCGCCGTTGCCCGGGCTACCAAGGCCGACCCCATCGACTACGCCAAGCAGATGGAGTTCGGACGCAAACTCGCCACCGCCGTCAACAAGGCTTGGGAGAAACTCGAGGCCGACCAGAAGGAAGCCGCCCGCGTCTCGCAGCTGAAGGACGCCCGCATCGTCGAGCTGACGAAGGAGGTCGAGCGCGTGAAGAAGGACGCCTCCGCTCAGACATGGACGCTAGTCGGTGCTGGCCTCGCCGTCATAGGTGCGCTCACGACCGCCTTCCTCGGCCCGCGCATCGGTCTGCCTCTGCTACTCTGCGGAGCCTTCTGCGGATCGGTGCCATTCATCATCGACTCGCCCTGGTTCGAATACGCAGCCGGAGCGACCCTCGTCATCTCCTGCGGCCTCGGTCTCTGGTGGCTGGCCGACAAGGTGCGCGACTCGGTGAACAAGCCCTCTCCCACCGATGTCCCGCCGCAAGAATAAGGGAGCCAAGGTCATCTGGCGCAAACTCGGCAAGGAGCGCGCATGGGGTCAGGCTACCATCGGCGAGAACCTCATCGAGATTGACCCCCGCCTCGGAGCCAAGCGTCAGCTCGAAGTCCTCTGCCACGAGCAGATTCACCTGACCTTCCCCGAACTCAGCGAGCCCCAAGTCGACCGCGCTGGGAAAGACCTCGCCGCCCTGCTCTGGGCTCAGGACTACCGCCGCGTCCTCATCTCGCCCAACTCTAAGCCGCCCCGCATCTCGTGAGCCCTCCCGCTTCCCCCATCGACCCCGAGGCCATCTCGCCCGAACTTAAGCAGGCCGGCATCGCTGGTCTCCTGGGCATGATGGGCATGGCCGTCAAAATCATCCTGACCGAAGAGAAGATGAAGGTCGGCCAAATCGTCCTGCACCTCTTCGCCGCGATCGTCGTGGCCATCCTCTCCGGGTACGCCCTATCGGATTACCTGACCAACCCGAAGATGCTCTGGGCGGCCAACGGCGTCGCCGGCTTCATGGCCATCCGCATCGCCATGTGGGCGGAGCGCGTCGTCGGGGCCAAGCTCGACGAGGCCGAGGCCAAGATTACGAAGAAACCCAAGACCAAGAAGACCGATGCAAAGCGACCAGCAAAGCGCCGCAAGTAACCTCCTCTGGGCGGTCATGCTTCTTACGCTCGCTGCCGGGGCGACGGCGACCGCGTCTGCCTATACCGCCTCATTCGTGCTCGACCAGTTACAGTCGACTGATGCGCTCGTGCTTCTGATCGTAGACGGCCAAGGCCTGAAGTCCGACTCCGCCAGCCTGGAGCGGAACCTATCCTCGGCGACATTGGCCCTTCAGTCCGTCCGCGACTTCGGAATGGCCCTTGGCTTCGGTTGCGTGGCCGTGGCCGGGGCGGTCGGTTTTAGGGTTTGGACGGGTAGACAGTCGGCCAAGTAGGCAAAACGCCTCCTAGGGCAAGCCAGAGGGGTCTATTGCCCCTTGACGGAGGCGACCCTAAGGGCAAACTGAACTCAGTCAGATAGGGGTACGTTTAATATGGCGGGCCTCGATGACCTGAGGGCGTATCATATGTAGCGCCCTGACCCCTTGAGTGGGGTCACAGGGTATTTGCGGAAAGGTGCTTGACGAATGTGGAACAGTCCGCCAAGGTTATTGACGCACCACCAATAACCATGAACACCAAGCCCGCTATGATTAAACACACCAACGCCGAACTGGCCGCCGCTTTTCGCAAAGCTATGACCGGCGTCTTTTCAAACATGGAGGCCAACGCCAAGCGAGTCGAAGCTCAGCGCAAGGCTCGCATCGCCGCCGTCAACTGCAGCCGCTAATAGCCTACCCACATGAAGACCCTCATCGCCCTGTCCTTCCTCATCATCTTCGGTTGGACCGCCGTCGTCACCTTCGCCGGCCCCGATCTCGCCAAGGCCATCGACCGCTCGCTTCCCGGCTACGTCGCCAAGAAGCCCGCCGCGGTTAAGCGCGTCCGCTAATTTCCCACCCACCATGCCCAACGCAAACCACCCCTACACCGAGACGCTGACCTTCGCCGGTCGCGTCCTCCCCCTCAAGCGCCCGATGGCCGAATACGCCGCCCGACGCCTTCAGGCCATCCTCCCGCAGATCGCCGCGCTCAACGCCGCCGGCAAGTCTCAGGCCGATGCCGCCGCCGCCCTGGACACGACCGTCTGCACCCTCCGCCAGTGGCTCGACATCACCGGGACGCAGTGGGTCAACCTCAAGAAGCGCGGCCCCTACAATCGCCATGCCTGACCCTTCCCACCGCCCATACCGACCCATGACCATCATCCGACCCGACTCCCTCCCCCGCCTCTGGTGGCTCTTCCCCTGGAGCGTCTGCCGTCAGCTGCACAAGAACGCCGTGGCCATCCGCGAGATGGCTGACAACCAGTCCACGACCATCACCAATCAGGCCAACATCCTTGGCCGATACATGGATGAGAACCGCGACCTGAAGGCCGAGGTCAGCCGGCTCTCTCACTCCCGCGAGCATTGGATCGCGAAGCACGACCGGGCCTACGCCGTCGCCATGCACAACGAGCGCGTCATCGCCGACATGGAAAGCCGTATCATCCGCGGCTCGACCATCATCCCCGACGCTCACCCCCATGAGTAGTTTCCGCCACCTCGACGGCATGGTCGCCCTGCTCTCCGAGGTCTATGAAATCAACGAGCGCATCATGACCGGGGACATCTGCTCCGCCAAGACGGCCATCCAGTCCGACCGCATGAAGAAACTCCTGCACCACTACCACGAGGCCCTGCACGAGGACGGCGCCGTGAAGGTATCGCTCCAGGCTTACGCCGCCGCCGGTGGCTGGGTCGGCATCCAATACTCCTACGAGCTCGACGGCTTCGAGGTCGCCGGATCACAAGTCCCGAGACGCGTATGACCATCGAAGAACTCAAGGCCGAGAACACCCGCCTGAAGACCGAGGTTCAGCATCTGATGGTTTTCTGCAATTGCACCCTTATCCCTAACAAGGAATTACAGGCCAAGGTCGAGCGGCTGACCAAGGCCGGGGACTTATTGGCCTTTCATTACATCTCGCTTGGTCGTAAGTTCTTCCCCAATGACCCGCTTCCGTCCAGCCTCTCGGACTGGAACGCCGCCAAGGAGGGCAAGGGCCAGCCATGACCCTCAACCAGCGCTTCTCCGTCGTCGCCCTGCTGCTCCTCGGGTTGAACGCCCAAGCCAAGACTGACGCCGCCTTCCTCGAGGCCGTCGCCGCGGTCGAGTCCGGGCACAATCGCAAGGCCATCGGCAAGGCCGGTGAGCGTGGGATGTATCAGGTCGGAAAGGCCGCATGGGACGACGCCTCCGCCCGCCTCAAGGCCGAGGGCCACTACGCCTTCCCCTGGTCTAAGTGGCGCGACGCTACGGCGCAGGACATGGTGGCCGCTTCGCACCTCCGCTGGATCAGGTCGAACTTCCACCGCCTCGGCATGACCGACCCGACCCCCGAACAGATGGCGCTCGTCTGGAATGTCGGTTGGTCCGCAGCTCAGGCCCAAGGCTTCCGAGCCAACGGCTACGCCTTCCGCGTGGCTAACCTTTTCCGCTTGTCCTTAGCCAAGCCGCGTTAAAGGGTCTTGCCGATGCATCTCCTTGTGGCGATTGACCCTGGCGTGAACGGCGGACTCTGCTGGTCCCTAGACGGCGACCCGGTCGAGTGCGCTAAGATGCCCGGCTCTGATGTCGAGGTCTGCCAACTCCTCGCCGATCTCAGCTGCAAGGCCAAGGACGTAAGCCTCTACCTTGAGGAGCCCCCGCTCTTCGCCGGCAAGAACATCCCCGGCTCCGCCATCGGCAAACTGATGTGGAACACGGGCGTCCTCTACGGCGCCGCCGTCGCCATGGGCTGGAAGATACACCGCATCCGCCCGGCCATCTGGCAGAAGACGCACACCTGCGGCACCAAGGGCGAACTGACCACGACCCAGTGGAAGAACAAACTCAAGGCACGGGCTGCCGAACTGTTCCCCTCGGTCGACGTCACCCTCTGGAACGCCGACGCCCTCCTCATCTTCGACTCCGCCACCCGCGGCGCCATCAACTGAGTTAACATAACTCGGCAAGACCCTTTACTTTGTAACCTCTACCCTCACATGAAGAAAGACCCGAAACTCCCCGCCGACTACCGCATCATCGCGGACTCGTCATACATCGTTTTACCTGATCAGAAGGTCGCCCGTCTCCTGACCCCGACTGTCCGGGGCGGCGTGACCTTCTACAACCTCTTCGTCCCCGACTATACCCGCATGAGCCTCGCCGACATCGAGGCCAGCATCAAGGCCGGTGAAATCACCAAGGCCGAACCGACCAAATAATCTCCACCATGAGCACCAAACCCACGCCCTCCTCCGCCACCGCCTCCCTCGTCCAAGCGCTCGCCGCCCTGGACAACGTGAAGGCCAACAAGATCAACCCGGCCTTTAAGGCCAAGTACGTCTCCCTCGACGCGCTGCTCGACGCCATCAAGCCGGTGCTGCTCGACCACGACCTCGCTCTGATCCAGACGCTCGTCAGCCAGGAGGGCAAGGTCGGCGTCTCGACCGCCTTCCTGCACAGCTCCGGCGAACGCTTTGAGTTCGGCACCCTGCTCGTCAAGGCCGAGGGACTGACCGCCCAGCAGATCGGCGGAGCAATCACCTACATCCGCCGGCAGTCCATCCAGACCGCGTGCGGCATCTCGGTCGACCTCGACGATGACGGCGCCGTGGCCTCTGGCTTCCGCTCTGCGGCCTCTTCCCCATCCGCCCCTGCCTTCTCCCCCACCCCCCGCCCGCTGACCAAATGAGCAAGCCTGACTTCGACCCCTTCGACCCGGTGAACGCCGCCATGCGGCACCTCCACAATCAGAACCTCGCGTCGGCTGCCGAAGCCCGCGCCGAGGCTCAGGCCAAGACCATCTCCGAGATGCGCTACGCTGGCAACGAACTCGCCCGCGTCCTCGACGACATCATGCAGTCTGAGCTCTGCCAGTTCGACGCTATCTCCAAGGCTTGCTGCATCGCCACCATCGCCAAGTGGAACCGCGCCAAGACCGGGCAACTCTGATGGCTGACGTCCCCAAGGGCATCGAACGGATCGCGGCCACCGTGCCCAAGCAGTACGCCCTCCTGCTGCTCCTGGACGGCTTCCCCTACGTCGAGTTGACGGCCCGCAAGCACGCCGACTTCCTGACCGACCTCAACTCATGGAAGCGCAAGACCTACCCGTCCCTGTCCCGCTCCGCCGTCCGCTTCTTTACGCTTGCCCCTAATGGGGAGATAAAGGAACTTACCTTCACGCCCGTCCGCTCATGACCAATCGCGAAAACATCAAGCGCCTCGTCGAGAACATCACGGGCTCGCTCGCCACCGTCCAGCACATCGCCGGACGTTATGAACAGCACGACTCCGACATCATCACGCTCTCCGACCTCAACCGCTCGGCCATCACCGAGCTTCAGGTCTTCGCCGATCACATCGAGACCGCCGATGAGTCCGCCCAGGTCAAGCCGCTCCATGACCGTGTCCACGTCCTCGTCGTCCAGCTGCGCGTCCTGCGGAATACGCTCGAGGCCATGGAGAACGCCGCCGAGTCCGCCCTTGAAGACGTGCGCCGCATCTCCGCCAGCGTCGAAGAAGCCAGCCCCGAAGATGACAGCCTGTGAACTTTGCAAGGGTGCGTGCTGTGAAAGCATCCTCCTGCCCATCGACGCGTCCCCGACCACGACCGAGTTCTACGCCGCCCGCGGCGAGGTCTTCATGATCGTCGCACGCACCTTTGCCGAACTGCCTTCCCGTTGCCCGCACCTCTCCGGCTCCGGCAAGTGCAAGACCTACGCCAACCGCCCGGTCGCCTGCTCCCGCTTCACCGTCGGCTCCGTGATGTGCCTGACCGCCATCGAGCGCCGTCGCCCCAATCAGGCCGATGCCATCATGGCCCTTCTTTGACCTTTCCCACCAACACCCAATAACACACCCATGCCCGACCTCATCACCGAACGCGTCATCTATGACGGCATCCAAGCGCTCAACCAATCCGGCGCCAAGGAGCTGCTCAAGTCCCCCGCCCACTACCAGGCGTATCTCGCCCGCACCCGCGAGGACTCCAAGGCCCTCCGCGTGGGCACCGCCGTCCACAAGCTCGCCCTCGAAGGGCTGGACGCCTACAACGCCACCCACGCCATCGCCCCGGACGTGGACAAGCGGACGAAGGAAGGCAAGGCCGAGTGGGCCGAGTTTGTCACCGCCAACGAAGGCAAGGCCATCCTGACCGCCGAAGAAGGCGCCCTTGTCGACGCGGTGGCCAACTCCGCTGCGGCCTGCATGAAGAACAATGGCATCGTCCTGACGAAGACCGAAGTGATGTTCACCGCCTTCCTCGGCGATACCCTGGTCAAGTGCGCCATCGACGGCATCTCCGACGACGGCTACATCTACGATCTGAAGACTTGCGAGGACGCCAGCCCGCACGGCTTCCTTCAGTCCGTCCGAAAATACAAGTACGCCCTCCAGGCTTACTTCTACCGGCACGCCGTCGAGTCCGCCTACAAGTGCCGCGTCCTCGGCTTCCGCTTCATCGCCGTCGAGAAGGAGCCGCCCTACGCCCACGCGGTCTATGAGCTGGGGCCGGAACTGATGACCGGCGCCGCCTTCGACTTCGAGCGCGCGCTGACCCTCTACAAGGAATGCACCGCCTCGGGCAACTGGCCCGGATACCAGACCGAGATCACCACAATCGACATCGCCGCCAAGCCTAGCGCCGCGACCAACATCAACTTTGCCTAATGAAAGCTTTTGAGTGCATCATTAAGATTATCGTCACTCTGACATTCTTCGGCCTCATCGTCGCATCGCTCATCAAATACCTCTCCACCTAACATCATGACCACCGAAAACAACCGCGTCCCGCTCACGTCCATCAGCACGAACGGCACCTACAAGCTGAAACTCATCAAGCCCAAGTTCGAGAAGGTCAAACAGTGGGAGGACGGCACCACGTCCTGCCGCCTGTTCTTCGTCGACGACAAGGGCTTCTGCCTGTCGAAGAACTTCTCCAGCAAGTACGGCAAGGCCCTCGCCATGCTCGTCGGCAAGTTCTCCGGCAAGTATACCAACGAGATCAGGCTCGACGCGACCCCTGCGGAGTACCTTCAGTACCTGGAGCCCGCCTGCGGCCAGACCATCCTCGTCGGCGTCGAGGTCGAGGCCAACGGCGAGTGGCAGGGCAAGCCTCAGTATAAGTATAAGATGACCTACCCGCGCGGCTCCCAGAAGCCGACCGCCCCCGAAGAGCCGCTGCCGCCCGAAGGCGTCCCCTTCTAATCCCGTGACCGAAGCACCCACGCCGATGTCCGCCCCGACGCTCGTCCTGATCGCAGGCTATGCCAGGGCGGGCAAGGACACGCTCGCCTCCGGTATCCTCGAGTGGTCCCAGCGACCCGCCGAGCACATCAACTTCGCCGACGCCCTCAAGGAGGCCGCAAACCACTACATGGATTACCTCGGCCTTGATGGGGACTTCTTCAAGGAGGACTTCAAGGTGGATAACCGCGACTTTCTCGTCCACGCGGGCAAGTTCGCACGGCGCATGGATCGGGACGTCTTCGCCCGCCACTTCGCCAACTGGTGCCCGGTCATGAAGCACCACGACCAACCCTCCCCCGAGACGGTCGTCTGCTCCGATTGGCGCTACGTCAACGAGCTGCGCGTCTGTCAGGACATCCTCTGGGAGAAGGGCTGGAAGGTCCGCACGATCTACGTCGCCACCGCTGGGGTCGGACCGGCCAACGACGAAGAGCTGGACAGCATCGCCGAGATCCGTGCGTCCCACCTGTTCGACCAGGAGTACATCTTCAGGCCGTCCTCGCGTAACGCGATCATGACCGAAGGCCGCAACCTCGCACGCTCATGGAAACTCTGAACACCGACACGCTGCGCTGGGCGAACAAGGTCGGCCTGTCCCCCGACCGCGTGGCCTTCCTGCTGGCTTGCCCGAAGTATACCCGCACCGGGCGAAACGATAAGCCTGCCTACATCAAGGCCGAGAACCCCAACCACCACCTCCAGAAACTCGGTGACTGCTATTGGTTCCGCCTGCGTCGCCGCGGCAAGGACATCGTCGAGAACATCGCCAGCGACCTCGAGACCGCCCGCAAGCGCCGTGACGAGATGCTTGCGGCCTTCGACGCCGGAAAGCCCATCCCTTATATCAATATTCGATGAGCGAAGCAATCAAAGGATGGCAACCAATGGAAACTGCCCCGAGAGATGGGTCTTACTTCATTGCTGGATACTATGACGACATATGCGGTCGAAAGGCTTGGGTGTGTATGTGCAACTACGAGCTTGGAGCATTTAACGCGCAAGAGCAGGTTTGTGAACCAGACTTTTGGATGCCAATTCCTAACCCTCCAAAACAATGAGCACCCCCACCCGCTTCGTCGCCTTCGGTGACAATCACGGCGACATGGCTGACGAGAACGCCGTCGAGGCCCTCGTCGAGTTCATCAAGGACTACAAGCCGACCGTGCGCGTCCACCTCGGAGACTGCTTTGACTTCCGATCCCTGCGCCGTGGGGCCGGGCAGGATGCCGAAGGCGCCGAATCCCTCATCTCCGACATCGAGGCCGGTGAAGCCTTCCTTGAGCGCACCAAGCCCACCGTCTACCTGATGGGCAATCACGAGCACCGCGCCCAAGCCCTCCAGCACACCTCAGGCTCCGCCCTGGTGCGTGACTACTGCGCCGACCTCGAGGCCCGGATAAAGACCGCCGCGAAGAGCTGCGGAGCCAAGACCATCCTGCCTTACCATGCCGAGAAGGGCGTATACCGACTAGGTCAGGTCGCCTTTATCCACGGCTACGCCCACGGCCTGAACGCCACCGCCGAGCAGGGCAAGCACTACGCCGACCGCGGAGGCGCTCTGATCCACGGACACACGCACACGCTCGCCCAGGTCAACTTGACCAAGGCTGAAGGCGGCGCCGCTTTCTCCGCTGGCTGTCTCTGCCAGAAGGACGCCATGGCCTACGCGTCGCACCGCCTAGCCACGTCAAGGTGGGGCTCAGGCTTCGCCGCCGGCTGGGTCGACGGCAAGGACTGGAAGGTCTGGCTCGTCCACCGCGTCGGCTCCCGCTGGGTCTGGACAACCGACCTCAAGGTCTTCACCCCGAAGGCCCGATGAAGCGCTTCGACGCCCACGCCCTCGTCGCCGCGATCAACGCAGGAGACACTCCCGAAGGCTGGCACAAGACCACGGAGGTCGTCCGCCTCCTGGGATACAAGACCCGAGCCGGTGTTTCTCTGCCGCTCGCCCGCATCGTCAAGGCGGGCTTCGCCGAACAGAAGACCATCCGCCGAGGCCGCTTCATCTATCGCCTGTCGCCCAGGTTCAAGTCTTGGGCCGCCGCGAAGGACGCAGCCGAAGCCCTCGACAAGTTCAAGGCACCCAAGGGATGGGTCACCCTCTCCGAGTATGCCCACAAGCACCGGCGCACCGTCCGCGGCGTGCAATACCGCATCGACGGCATGGCCCTGCCTGTCCGCATCCTCCGCAACCCGCGGAGCGTCCCTTACTACCGCAAGGCCGACCTCGACCGCATCCTACGCAAAGCATCTTGACCACGGGCACCCACGCCCACAAACCCCAACCCTCTCTTCCATGATCCCGCCGAATAACGTCGCCGCGGAACGCCACCTCCTCGGCGTCCTCCTACGCGAAGCCGCCCACCTACCGGGCGACCTACAGCCCTCTGACTTCTTTGAGCCCGCCCATCAAGACATCGCCGCCGCCATGCTTTCGCTGGCAGTCGACGGCATCGCCCCTGATGAGCTGACCGTCAGCCAGCGCCTACGCCAGGTCAACAGCCCGGTGACCGAGGCCACCGTCTCGCTCCTGGTCAGTGACGCAGGCCAAGCGTCCTTCCGCCTTGAGCACGCCGACATGATCGCGGACGCGGCCATCCTCCGCCGTGCCCTAGTCGCCGCGGAACAGGCCACCGACCCGGACACCCTGCTCGACCATTATGCCACCATCGCCGAGACGCGCAAGGGGCGGAAAGCAAAGCACGGCCCGCAGCGCATGGACTTCGATGCCCTGCTATCCTTCGAGCGTAAGGAAGACCCATCCTGCATCCTCGGCAATCACCGCTGGCTCTGCAAGGGTGGCTCCCTCCTGATCGTCGGGCAGTCGGGCACCGGCAAGTCGTCCCTGATGATGCAGGCCGCCGTCCATTGGTGCATCGGCAAGGACTTCTTCGGCATCAAGCCCGCCAAGCCCCTGCGTGCCATCGTGCTCCAGGCTGAGAATGACGCGGGGGACATCTCCGAGGCCTTGCAGGACGTCATCGCCGGGGCATACCTAGACAGTAACGAACGCTCTCAGCTGCGCGAACACCTCGCCATCTTCCGCGACACCGTGAGCACCGGCACGACCTTCACCTCGGCCCTGCGTGACCTCATCATCGAGCATAAGGCCGACATCGTCTTCGTCGACCCTCTGCTATCCTTCGCAGGCATCGACGTCTCCGATCAGGAGCAGGCGTCCAAGTTCCTGCGCCATGACCTCGCCCCCATCCTCCTCGAGACAGGCGCCGTGCTCGTGGCCATGCACCACACCGGGAAGCCCAAGGCCGCCTCCGACAAGGAAGGCCACACCGTCGCCGACCTAGCCTATGCGGGCCTAGGTTCCTCGGAGTTCACCAACTGGTTCCGCGAGGTCGCCGTCCTCTTCCGATGCCAGGGCGAAGAGCCGATCTACAAGTTCGGCCTGACCAAGCGCCGGGGCCGTGCCGGTCTCAAGGACCACGCCAACCAGTTCAAGGGCGAGATTTACATTCGCCACGCCGCCGAGAAGGGGGTCATCCGCTGGGAATACAGCCAGCCCCCCTCCGAAAGCCTACCCGACAACGCCTCAAGGCATAGCGATTCCAGCCCCGCTAAGGGGTCGCCAAGGCGTTTTAAGGTCAACTGAGGGTCAACACCCTGACCCCCACCTTTAGCCCAATGTCAAATCCCTTCTCAACTTCCAACTCAACTTCCGTCCCTGTACTACGTACAAGGGTGACTCTAGTCTCACCCCTTGTCGCTTACGCTCGGGGTTCGACCGAGTCTCTGGCGAGGAGGCAAGTTCTACGCGATGACCAAACCTAACCGTACCACCGCGCGGAGAGGTTGGGTTCTCCGTAAGCTCGCTCTGACCCGGTACCGCCAGAAAGCCTGGAGGGATCAGCCTGAGAGGATGGAGCATATCCGGCAGCAGGCCACCGAGGCCGCCAAGACAGTCAAGGAAAGGAAAGACATGGAGCTGAGGGAAGTCATCAGCACATGGCCGGCAAAGATGACGTCAGCGGAACTTAAGGACATCGTCGAGCAGACCCTGGACTACTCGGGCAAGTACTCATCCCTGACCTATCGCTTCACCCGCAAAGCAATGCTACGGTTCGACATGGACGGATACTGGCACAACCTTTGCCACTTGCCCCGCCGTCAAGATAGTTGACGCTGTCGTGCGTGACACGCGCTAGGCTCAACGACCTGACGGCTCCGGCTAAGGAGGCCAAGTCGTTTGACGCTTGGTTCTTTGCGCAGCCGAAGAAGGTCCAGGAGAAGATGCGAGAGAACGGCGTGCTGCCTTA